TATGACAGGATTAAGATGTTCGATTGCAGACCATAAATCGCGCATGTCTGACATAGGTGGAATGTTCGCGTAAAAATCTTTGCTCTCGCTAACGAGACGCCAGTTAACGTCATTCTTTAACTTATTAGGCCTCTTTCCAAATAGATTCTCATAATGAGAGTCAAAATCTGCTAAGACACCATCCATATCAACGAATATAGTCATTCATAATTCCTCATTAATCGTGGTAGACTCTGTCAGAATCGAACTGACGCTTTACGGTTTAAGAGACCGACGCACTACCATTATGCTAAGAGTCTAAACTGTTTGTATATTATGCCAGCATCCCCACCTATGCCAACGATACTGCAGAGCCTCGACACTGAAACTTTCCTCTGCTCCCAATGATCAACAATATTAACTACGTAATGGTGCAAAGTCCAAGAATCGAACTTGGTTCTACAGATTTTCAATCTGTCGCTGAATGACCACACTAGCTCACTTTGCAAGTTACATATTATCGTAATCTGTAACGTCTTTTTCTTCTTTACAAGAAGGACATTTAACTATAACTATGTCTCCGATTCCAGTAGAAGAAAGTTCTATCGTTATCGAAGAAATATTTCCATGTTTTTTGAAATGTTTCGTTCTGAATTTTCTAATATTTTTTTCTTCAAACTCAGTGAACATTCTTTACATTCCATTCAAATATCTGGCACGGGAGTAGGGATTCGAACCCTAGATCGCGGGTTTGGAGTCCGCTGCTTTAGACCAACTAAGCTACACCCGTACTTAAAAGAATGCAGGATAACCGTGTCCTGCGCGAGCTATTTGGCACTACCCTCGTAATCGGTACATTTTAACTTACCGACGTTTGATTGTTATTAGGAGTCTTATATGCTTCCTTGATTTTAGCTTGTGCTGCTTCTCGAACATACTCGTGATCATCGTTTAAAGCTTTAGTTATATGATCTGTGGTTGCGTTCGGATGACTGATAGCATCTCTACGAACCATCCAATCTATGTCATTTAAAGCCTTATCGATATGCTTAGACGTAAAGTTGGAATGACAAATTGCCACTCTACGAATAAAGCAATCCACATCGTTTAAAGCCTTATCGATATTCTTTTCATTAGCGTTAGGATGTTTGATCGCCCAAAAACGAACATCCTCGTTATCATCATTTAAAGCCTTATCGATATGCTTTTCATTAACGTTAGGATGCTTGATTGCTGCATAACGAACTTCTCGTTCCTTATCCTTTAATGCTCTATCGATATGCTTTTCATTAGCGTTAGGATGTTCGATCGCTACACGACGAACCATCCAATCCCTATCCTTTAAAGCTTTATCGATGTTCTTTACTGTAGCGTTAGGATGTTTGATCGCCATTTCTCGAATATGCCCCTGCACATCCTTTAATGCTCTGTTGATATGCTTTTCATTAGCGTTGGGATGTCTAATAGCTGCGGTTCGAACAAACCTATTAGCATGATTCAAATAGAAATTGATATCTTCAGAAGTCATTTCTGGGAATGGGATAATCCTGATCGTTCTTAAAACTGTAGTACCGATCTTAAGGTCGCTACTTTCCTTTTCTACTATCCCTTCTGCTTCCCAAAGCACTGGATTTTCAAAATAAACGTGCTCTCTATACATTACAGCAGCGTCTTTAGCGCTTTTGTATGCGTGAATCCATCCAGGAGAACAGAGTTCTCCATATCCAGATGTAGGACCATGGGAAACATCAGGACCCCATTGAGTATCGTTAAGGGTCTGATGGTTTTGATCGGTCACTTTATATAGAATGGTCATGATATAATTCAATCTTTTGAAAAGGAGAATGGCTCCACGGGTAGGATTCAAACCTACAAGTCTTTCGACGTCCGGTTAACAGCCGGATGCGTTTATCAATTCCGCCACCATGGAATAAACATTATGTCATAACAATTCAATCAGCTCGCGTCCCTGCACCATGCTTGGCTTGGTGGAAACATATCAAAATCATTTATTGATGATCATCAATACGCTATGAGAAACACGATCGCTATCAGCATACACCGCAAGGGTGTTTCCACGAATACCTTGATTATTTATCCGAGGTATAAGTTTCTATTGCATACGGACCATCTTCTCTCATTGAACAGAATCGAATATTATTAAGCTTTTGATCTGTAGAATTGACATAATAATCAGTCATTTCGTGCCTCATCTTCAGGTTTAATCATCATACTATCAAAATCCGGTTTAACTATTCTTGTAATAGTATCAACAGGAATTCCAACGATTCTTGAAAAAGATTCTTCAGCCTCTGGTTGCTTTACACCACCCCACATGGATTTTTTTTCTTGCCAAAAGATATAATTAGCCACAGTTAAAAAATCTTTAGCTGAAATTTCTTTAGAAGTGCTCATGATTCAATCCTTGATGAAATCGTCAAAAGAAATTTTACCAACCTTTTGTTCGTCAACGTCAACCGTGTAACAAACGACTCCATCGTCACGCGTAGATGAAATTCCAAATCCACTTAATCCATCGATATCATCTCGAATCATGTCACAAAAAATGACTCGAGTTAAGTAAGGACCGTCTGTCCACCTGTTCTTACCACGCTCCAGAGATTTTTTGAGAAGGTCGTAACATTCTCCCTTTGTCATCCAATGAGCGTAAAGATAGACCTTAGAATCAGAATCCTTTACCACGATATAACTTCGTTCACCCATTGTTTTTCTCCGATTCGACTATTTCTAAACGTCAATTACATTTTATAGTAATTCTGCGAAGAATAATTATACTTCCAGGTTTCTCCAGTATGTTTTCCCGTCTTATCGAAGAGATCAAGATACTGAAAGGCTACATCCTTCAAGATAGCATCAACATCAGAAACGTCGTTGACGAAATACATTTTTGCAGGGGTATCCCCATCACTCGCGACTAGATACATCATAATGTCCTCCTTTAACGTTAAGTGTTAAGTGTTAAGTGTTTATTTTCCAATTTATTCCGCCAACGTTTCAGTCACGCTTCCCCATGTAACGATTGTACCAGCGGTACAACAAATCGCTACGATTCCAACTATTATCGAGAACGCACCAGTCCAAACGTCAAAGAACGTGCCGCCTTGACTTAGCCAACGTGTATGTGCAGCAGCCCAAAGAGAAAGTGGCCACGATATTACTGATGTAATAGTAAACCAAATCGCTTGTACTAGACTACTAATAACTCTTGATCTCTTGTTTGCAGGTATGTTAAACATCGTTCAAGTCTCCGATTATGTATTAAAACTACAAATGGTGGGCCTGCCAGGTACCGCCCCTGGTCAAGAACAGCCGTCCGCTGCTAAAGAGTGTATAAATCTCTCCCGTGTCTTACACCCAAGCCCATCATTTGTAGTGATAGGTAATGAGATGCCGTTTCGATTCGGCCGATCGATTATACCATCTCTATTGACGAGAAGTTTTCTAGATCAAAAACGGGATATCGCTGGTTAGACGATACGTATAACTTGATCTTTCAAAGAAACCACTCTTCTCCAACTCGCCTGTTTATTGGAGTATCTTATAACTATTTTAGATAATGTCAATACGTTTTTATCGTTTTTTCTCGATATTAAACGTCAGAAGCTTTTCGCGTATTTCTATAGTCTTCAGATCTTTTCTTGACGTTATCCCAGGTAGAACTTCCATAGACTTCCTTGACGACACACTCGAACTCGTCTTTGGTATGCGATTCTCTAATCACTATACTCTTCCCGACGACCGCGTATTTCGATGGAATCCAAGAAGTAGTCTTTCTTCCAGATGCTGATTCTAACAGACATTGTGAATAGTTAAAATTCTTCATTTTTATTCTTTCGTTGGTGCTCTTGCCGAGAATCGAACTCGAGTTTATCGCTTACGAAACGATGGTTCTACCACTGAACTACTAGAGCGTGGACCCTGAGCCCGAGATTCGAACTCGGTTGAAGAGCTTATGAGGCTCCCGCGATCTCCAATACCGCCCGCCAGGGAGTTAAAACATTCTGTACGAATTCGATGGTGAATTTCCTATAGGAAAATAAGGAAATTCTTCATCCGTTTGATAGATGACGCTTCGACAATTGTTAGTATCGAGAGTAAGATATTTATAATCAGCCTCCCAACCACGATCTTCGTCATACACTTCATACACGATCATCATTATTATTTCTCCTTATACACAGGACAATCTTTAACTGCATCAATCAGATCCATCATATGGACAATCTGACCATCATCATTATAAGACTTAATCTCTCCGAGTTCGAATTCGATCGAAATAGAACTCTGTTCTAAAAGACTACCGTTGAAATCTGATACTGGAATAAAATCATAAAACGTAAACGAACTAGTATCAAACTGATCACAGTGACTATAAGTCCCGATATGACGACCTAAAACGACCAGTTTATTCACTACTCTTGGTAATGGTGGTAACTTACTCGCCTTCATGTTTATCTCCATTATAAAATTGGTGGACCGAGTAGGATTCGAACCTACGCATCGTTCTGTTATGAGCAGAAGGCCTTACCGCTTGGCTATCGGTCCGATTATTCTTTAGTAGGTTCATACTCTTCCCACCTGTTCCGCATCTGATCGATCTTCTCCCGAGGCACTCCGTGAACGTTACCAAAATCGCCATTACACTCGATCACGTTGACCTTGTATCCATACTTTTTGGCCAGATCGAGATACGGCTGCATCTCCCAGACTCGAGTGAAAGTGTTGGCAACGATAATGTTTTTTGTATCTTCGAGCTTCATGAGATGTTCACAGAAAGACTGAGTCTTCTTGTGGTTTTCGCCGAGCTTGGAAGGGTCGAACTCGTACACACCGTTCTGCATGAAGAAAGCATCGGTTTCGATATGAAATACACCAAGAGATTCGGGAGAATCATACTTATTGTTCTTGTTGATCAGTGCTTGTGAAACCAAAGCCTGTGCCAAAAAGCTCTTTCCAGAGCCCGGAAGGCCACGAATCAAAGTGAGAACTTCTCCTTAAGCCAAGCGATTATCGATCGTTCGTTAGATAAAAGTCCAAGCATCTTACGTGACGATCTATCTTCAACACTTTTCAAGAAAAGTTTGACGTCAAACTCTTCTGGCTCCCACTGTCCTTCTAATCCATAACAAGAACAATGTGACGCATTTACATAATACCACTTCCGTCCCTTCTTGAACAGGACTTCAGCGGAACCATTATAGCGTTCTTTGTCATATCGAGCCCAGATTTTACTAGGCTCTTTCGTCGAAAGCGGAATGTCAAAATTCAAACATACGTCGTTCCACGAGTTGAAATCTGCTTGATAGTCTCTATTTTTCATGGTGCTTCACTCCAGTTACGATCTGAATCTTATTCCTTACCAAGGAATCGTGCTACCATCAACACTCGTGAAGCCTGGTATTCTCAGTAGGATTCGAACCCACACCGTCTTGATTCGTATTCAAGAGCTCTCTCCAGTTAAGCTATGAGAATGTTATTGGTCCCGCGTGAGGGTTTCGATCCCTCTCCTTACCCTTGAAAGGGGTATATCCTAGCCACTAAACGAACACGGGTTTAAGTTATGGTACTCTCTTAATTCGAACATTCTTTAATTCAGGACAATATTTTCGTGCTAGGCGAATAACAGTTTCTTGATTTTCGTGCTCGAAGACACGCTCAACGAAAAGATCCCCAGTGTCTTCGTTTTTACCAATAGTGACGAAACGAAAAACGTTTTCCCTAAAATTGTGAATGTGAGTGAGTTCAAACCGTGTCATTATCGTGCCCTCATTCTCATGTTCGTCGTGTCCAAATACTAGCACGTCCTTACGAGAACGTCAACAAAATCTTAATCATCAGACGAAAGTTAATGATCTTTACGCGACTTCAAGTTGACTCTTGATAGAGTTGAGCAGCTTCTTTGGATCACCAGCATGAAGTGCACCAGTATTCTTATTCGTAAACACTAGCTTATTAACGCGTGCAGAACTCTTGAAACCGCGAATGATGTACGTATCGTTACCACAAATCTTGACTTCCTTATCGAGCCAGTCATGATGGTATCCGTACAACGAAGCGAAACTCTTCCATTCCATTTTATATTTCTTGTACTTGTCAGTACCCGTATCCCTGACGTCGATCTTGAACTTAATCTCACCAGTCGTGCTGTCCACGACTGCACGAAACTTAGAGACGTCAAATCCTTGTGTCTTGAAGAATTCTTGAACGTTCTTCAACATCTTCGGATGAATCTTCTTGTATTCGTCGAAGGTCATGATATTCTCCTGATTTCGATAGTTTAATCTATCACGTTTCGAGAGAATGTAAACTGTTATTTTTTGTAATAGAATCAATAAGTTGGACGGAACCTAAGCCGGTTCCGTCCTTTTCTGAATGATGTCTGAATACCTATCAGCAGCGAACGAAGCCGACCAAGCCTCTGGTTTAACCTTTGGCTCTAGGTTACAAGTTCCCTTGATATACCCAATGGCTTGCTCTAAGACGTGGTTAGAAACGTATCGCTTGTTAGGGTTAAGATCTAGATGTAGCTCGATCGGAAGTTTGATCTCGTTCTCGATAAAGAAATTCACGACTTTCTGATAGAGTTCTGAAAGCTTGAGCGCTTCGTTAAAGAGTCTAGTGGTTGGTTTGTTAGAACGCGCGTCATAATCTAACTCAGATATCGTTTCACCAAAGAGTCGACATCCGTTATTACCATTCTTATGAATGACTATGACTCTAGTATAATCTGCATACCACTTAGAACCACGTTTGTTTCTCTCGGAATCACAACCTAAGTATACTTTCGTGTTTCCGTCACACTGGTCTAACAGTTCTTTTATCTCGTTGAAGTCTATAATTCTTTTCATGGGATCCTCCGATCATGGTGCCTCTCTAGGGAGTCGAACCCCAATGTTCGGATTACAAAACCGACATAATAACCGTTATATGAGAAAGGCTCTAGTTTTGTTCAGCCATGACCGTTACTTTAAACACGTTCAAACTGAAAATTGACACTTTTCTAGATTAGATGAATTCTCAGAGTGGCGCGCAGTCAAGCCGCTTTTACTCTGGATACTGATGCTGGATGTCCATCGATCGATGGGCCAGATCACCTAGCTATCTTCATCGACCGTCGAATCTATTGGATTAATTAAGATCCGCCGGTCTTGGAACCGGCGGAAGGTCTCTTATTGACCCTTGCCGGAACTATTGATTGTTCCAGTATTCAACATGATACCGCGAGGTTCACTAATATCTTGGAACCACGCGGTAAATATACACTTAATTGAATGCTGAATCATTCTTCTCTTCTTCTCTTCTTTGACGTATTTATAGAAAAAATTCGTTATGTCAACGCTTTCTCGTAAAAAATTATGCGGCTAACGATGGTTTTCCAACAACCGTCAAGTCGTTCTTTAGAGAACGAGTGAAGTTCAAAGCCATAATCAGGCTGTTGAAATTCTTAACGTTCTCTACCAAGAATCCACTCTTTGAGCGAGTCAAATAAGTAATCGTGATGATCATCTCACTTATTCTCCTACGTAAGTGTTAAAGCGTTCACTTTATTTTCTCTAAAGTATGAACTTCCTTTAGACCAGGAGGAACGTTAGTGATGATCACCGCACGTTCCTCTTGAGTCTTGTTTTCTGACTTCCTCAGATAAACCTTGAGTCCAGAGTTTTCGATATTAAGCTTAATAATATAACCCCAGACCCATGGATCGACGTCAGACTTTTTGAGACCGAAAACAGAGACGTCCTTAACAAGTTCTCCTTCTATAGAATCTCTGACCCTTCCGTTCTTCGTTAAGAACAACAGAATACAGTAAGTACCTTGTTTAAGAATAATCTCTTTGTTCTTCATCTCTTTTCAGGCAGCCTTCGTCGAATCCTCTTCTTGTTCCATTGCCTGTCTCTGAACGATCATCGCGATCTTATCAGAATTGTTTTGTTTGATCGAGTCGAGCTCTGGCTTCTTCTTATTCTTTCGAATCAAAGGATCTGAAGCTGGAGCCTGCATGTTCGGCACGAGATCGTTCTTGTACGCGAACTTGTAATATCCTCGAGCTTGCTCGAAATCGACATCCATTATCGAAGCTAGTTCTTCGATAGCCTTCGTTACGTCATGTCCTTCTTCGAGAGTACTCATGAACTTGATAGTCGTTTGATGCTTATTGATTCTGCCATTTGGCTTCACGATTGGATTCATTTTTTCTCCATGTTATAAGATTACTAGTATGAAAATAATACTACAATACCAGAGAAATGTCAATACTTCACCATTTTGACTTTTTCGTTTCAGAGGATTTATCCTAAGTGATTTGATATTTCGTAATATACACCATGAGAATGTCCGGTCTATCTTTCATCCCAATGTGTTTAAACCCAATATCTTTTCGATGTCGTTTCTTCCAATCTGAGTAATAAAATGGGTTCAATGACTTCGTCAAGTCATCGTATCTTCCGTACACTCTAACTTTATATCGATGAATCGAATTTTCTAACTTCAATTCAACGTTGCGAATTCTAACAAGTTTCTTGATATAGTCGATCATCATCAAATCGGTTTTATTCCGACTCGAAAAAACATAATTAGCATTATTCTTCGATTCGGCTGGACGGGGTTGACCAGGTCGACGAAATTCTGGCGTCTTAGACATTTACTTTCTTTCTCTTAAGAACTTCATTGAGTGATATTTCAACGCGAATCTTAACGTCCTTTTTAATAAATGCTACTTGTTTTCTACCAAATAGAACCTTTTTCTTTAAAACTTTATACTGATAAACTCTAAAATCATTAGAATACAGAAACTTTATCCATTTGTTAGAGAACCAATCATTAAGAGCTTCTTTAGTTTCAAAACCAAAAAAATGACTTGTAGTAATTCTATCGGCATTCATTTCATCATAACACGGTAATGGATGACGATTCGTAGAAGTTCCATCCCCTAACGCATCCAGAATCTTGTTCAGGTACTCGTTCTCTGAACGAAATGCGTATGGACCGAGCCCATCTTTTTTATGTTCGATCCTATAGACTATCATCTACCGATAACCTCTACAAAATTCTTCGTAGATACTCTACGTAAATTCTCTAAGAATGTCAATGGAAATATGCTAAAAATAACAGTTGACAATCGTCTAGTCTTATGATAGAAAGATCGAGTTAATGTAGTTATCTATGGAGAAATAAATGGTACGACGTACTAAGACTTCTCGCGTCGTCGACGCGCTGGAAACTAATGATCGTATTTCTTTGAGTTCGATCGTTAGTCGTTTTAAGTTCGCTTCGCGAAATGCTGCAACCGGAGTAATCTCGAAACTTCGAGACGAAGGTTATCGTATTCAGACTGATCTGGATGCGAAGGGTCACGCGATCTACTCGATCTACTGACATCTGTCTAGCAATATTCATTACCCGTCTCTTACTTCATTTCCTCAGTAGAACGGGAAACTGGGAGTCTGAAAAGACTCCCTCTTTTTTTGGAGAGTTGTCATGAAGAAACGCTTCACTCTGTCAACTTACACTATCTGGGGTGCCAAGGGTTTAGTCAAATTTTACGAAGAAAATTTTGACTGTAAACAGATAGGAAAGATTGAACTTAATGAAGACACGACGATGTATGACATTGTGTTCGAGACAGAAATTAGTTCTTCTGGAATCTTCGAGGCTTAGGACCAAACTCATATCTTGAGTAAAGTTTCCAATCATTCTTTTCAGAATGTGGAATCACTTTAATTGACGTAAGCGGGGCCATTGGGGTACCCGCTTTTTCTTTATCTAAAACGTTACAGAGATTCCATTCTTCTAGAAGCTTGACGATAAGATTACGTCTTCCAATATCTTCACTGGAAATGTTCGTCTGCTTTCCATCAATACCGTACATTTCTTTGAAGTGTACGATCGCGTATTCTCCTCTCTTATGAAGGATGTGACAAGACTGATGTAAAATCCAGCCTTTCTCTCCTTTGGAGGGAATTCCTATTCTCGTTAGAGTTTCTCGAATTTTTCTAAAATCGTCCGGCTCGTTTAGCCGAACTGAAATACCGTATCCTTGAAATAAATCACTCATCACGTTTCCTATACGTCAATCGACGTTTTATTTACAAGATTAACGTATTTGAGCGTAAGTCTCTGTCAACTCTTTCTTCTGTTCAGGATTCATGAATCGAATTATCTTTCGAGCTTCTCTCCAGTCGACGTCGTATAAATCTATCACAGCTTGTTCTAGAGAGCTAATTTCTCTCTTGGGAAATTTAGATCGTCTTCGACCTTTCTTCACTTCATAGAAGAGACAATCATAATCCATTCTGTTCGATAGATATTGACATAAATTTATCTCTGAAGCGATCATGATCGTCTGTGGAAACAAAGACAAAGCACGATGAGTCAAGAATGGATTATATCCCTTCTCGCTCTCTTGATCGTTCATCATGTATTCCTTTGTCTCGTTAATTGACGAGACGTAATCGAAGGGATTACTCATTGAGTAATTCTGTTGAAGATTCAGTACCAAAATCTTCAGACGTAAAACCATCAAATAGAGCTACAACTTTATTCGGGTGGTTTGGACGAGGAACGAAGAGAACTTTAGTTTCTTTTCCAAAGGCTTTTCTAACATCTGATCTTGCCGATTTAACGAAATCTTCACTGAATCTTTCTGTATCGTAATAGTAAACTAGTTTCATTTTTTCTCTCTCTCATTATGACCACTCAGCTCCGACCATGACTTCGACGCAAAAAGCAGCGAAGTTGATCTCGGCGTCGATGGCGAATGCCGCTTGATACTGATACTTTCCGATCGTTAGTACCAATTCTGGAACGTACGAAGTCTTGAAGTACTTCGATGCAGATTCGTAAAATTCCCTGTACATAACCTCCTGATCGTTGTCAAGATTCTCAGCTACCCAACTCCTCACTCCAGTAAAGTTTGAAGTCTTCATGAGTTCGACTAATTCTTTAATCGAAGCAGATTCTAAACTTGCTCCGATACCATTATCGATCGTTCCGGCTTTAGCTGCATAAAGTTGTAAAGCGTTTAAGACTTTTCGCCAATCTGGATAATACTTCTTGATCGTAAGGGCGATGGCTTCTTTCGTGTAAGAAACGTCTTCGTTGTCGAGAATCGCCAATACTCTCTTTAAGAACGAAGACGCTAGATGAACGACGTCTGACTTCTTGAACCTAAAATCGATAACGGCCGTTCTAGACTTAAGCGGATCGATAATCCTGTTAGAATAGTTGGCAGTCATGATGAAGCCACAGTTTGTAGAGTACTGCTCCATGAAACTTCTAAGTGCTGGCTGAATCGACTGAGCGTTAAGGTAATCAGCCTCGTCGATGAGCACGTACTTTCTTCCACCAGTGAACGAGACTGACGACGCGAAGTCTTGAATCTTTCCGCGAAGAACGTCGATGCCATTCTCTTTAGAACCATTGACGAACATCACGTCAGCACCGATCTCATCGAGCATTGCTAAAGCGATGGTCGTCTTTCCGACTCCTGGAGGACCAACGAGTAACAGTCTTGGAATCTCCTTATCGTCGACGAACTTCTGAAAAATCGTCTTAAGTTCTTCTGGAAGTATGACTTCAGAGACTTTCCTAGGTCGATACTTCTCGCTCCACTCTATCTCTTCTCTCTTAGGAAGAGCCATGTTCTACTTCTCCTAATTTATAAAATAACACGAACTCAATTTTAATACTTCACGTTGCTCAAGTCAACACTGTTAGTATTACCCGAAAGATACGATGTCGAAGCTGTAGCAACTCCACACATCGTCGAATCGTACGAACCAGCTTGAACGTTTAACCAACCTGTATCACTAACTCCATAAGATTGAGCGACTTTATCAATGTCATTAAATTGTGCACCGAGAAATATAACTTCGTATTCTCTAGACCTAACTTGTTCTAGGTGACTCTTGACACTCTGATAATTATGATGTTTCGAATAGTTCTCTTCTCCATCGGTAATAATGACGAAGATTGCTCTATCAGCTTTATCGTCGATCATCCTTTGCATCACTCTTACAGAGGCGTCATAGAGTGGAGTACCATTTCTTGGTCTAAACTCGTCTTTCGATACTTTCTTCCAATTTTTAACAGAGGAATTTCTGACAGTATCGAAAGACGTAGAGTCGAATACTGCCATATAAATCTGCGTTTCATCTGAAAGTTTTTTGACGTACGTGTTGATAGACGAAATAGATTCATCCCACTTTGATTCCATCGATCCTGATCGATCTAACAGAATGTAGACGGCAGAATTTACGATCTTTTCTTTTTTCTTATCAACATTCACTCTTCTAATCTTTGGTGATTTCATCTCGTTCTCCTTATCTTTACGATCTAATGATGTTAATGTTTATCCAACGTCCACCGGTCCACTCTTCCAATGAATATCCGACTTTACAATGAGTGAATACTTTAAGAGCACTCTTTAAAGAGAAGAAACAAACTGTCGAATAATTCTCTGAAACGTATACCGGAGAGCATACTCTATATCTTCTCAGTCTCATCTTACCTTCTCTCTAGGAATACAAGAAGTCCAAGTCTGAGGAGTCCCTCCCGGACCTGAGTCGCGCTTGATATCGTCTTGAATCATCGAAATCGCTAACTTACAACTCTCTCTGTCAGAGAAGTCAGGAATGACTACGACGCTATACCCGAAGAATAGTATCATTACCCACGTAGTCATCATTCGATCTCCGAAGCTATACAGTATTCGATGTCGATTCCTTCGAACTTAATTCCTGATTCAGAAACTGAAATGACGTAATCGCCAGACATGACTTTCTTGAATTTCTCAGCGCTTAACAGCACTCTGTAATCTCCTGACTTCTTTTCTGAAGTCATGACGATCTCGAAAGTGTCAGAAGTTGGATTAGACTTCTCGTACACGACGATCTTTTCCTCTCCACCTTTAGACACGAAAGCGATAGTATCCAGACTCATCAACGACGAAGCTTTCGACAGAGAGTCGAAAGTCTCTTTAGTCACGTCAAACTTTGACAGAACGTCCGGAAAGACGACCTTTTTTCCAGGTGCAGGATAGTGAATCAACTCTGGAGCGGCGTACACGACCTTGAAAGACTTTGATCCGTTTGAGACTGTTACGGCTTTCTCGCCGAAGTTCAACTCTGCATCTGGCATGATCGAGAGAATTCCGAGAAAATTTGCTAGCTTGTAAAGAGCTGCAGACTTTGGAAAGTCTTCTTCGACTTTGGCTCTGGCAAAAAAATTCACTCCTTTAGCAGGATTCTGTGTCGCTAAGACAGATCCTTCGGCTAAGTAAATAGACTCGTTAATTCCTTGAAAGTTCTTAAGAATCGTTGCAGTTCGCTTAGAAATCTTCATGATATATTCCTTCTAGATCATAGTAATTAAGTGATTGATAGATGTCAACGTCGTTTGATTTTCTTTCTATGTTTTTTATTCAGTCTATGTTTATTATGTGGTACTGAAATAGTCTTAGTCTTAGGTGACGTTTTCAAGTCAGCAGTTAAAGACGTATTGATCGAGGCTAGATCTAGTATCGATCCTCCAAAGACATACGTTCCAGTATGTTTAAGCTTCATCCACGGACAAAGCCACGTCTTTAGTCCAATCTTTCTAGCTTTTTGAGTAAACCAATAATCTTCTGAAAGATACCTTCGAGTAGCAGGATCTATCTCGGAATGAAAGAACATCATGATCTCTCTAGAACCATCAAAATGTTCTGAACGAGCGTGATCTGGTTTATACATGTATTCTGGATAAGCTTTTTGAAACTTCATAAGAGTTTCTTTGGAAAACATCATGAATCCAGTTCCGAGTTCTAAAACTTCCGATGGCTCAAAGAGTTTGATCGTACCATCTCCAGATACAGGATTAAAGACGAAGTCACCCACATAATTTTCTAACTCGTTTGGATTATTTTGTCCCTTTCCTTGAATGACGGCTTCTTTAACTTTCTCCCAAGAGATAGCTTTCTTTGGATAAGCTGCCCCGATAATGTTGTACTTGTCTGGAGACATAATCTGCATACTCCAGAGAGCTAGTACGTCTGTTGGATCAAAGGAGACGTCGGCATCGATGAAAATCATGTGAGTACATTCGGATCTCATGAACTCGTCGACGATATAATTACGAGCTCTAGGAATCAAAGACTCGTTATATAAAAAATAAGTCTGAAGAGGAATTCCGACATTAGCACACATCGCAGACAAGTCACAAACATTCTTGGCGAACGTACCTAAACAGTTTCCACCATACATTGGAACTCCAAGAAAGAGTTTTCTCTTTCTCAACTCGGCCAGTGGCATCTGTATTCTTAAGGCTATTTCTCGCTCTTCTTTAGAAATCATAGTAACTCCACACTCATTAACTCTAAGACCGACTCAGGCTTTTCGATCTCAACGTAATCTATTCGATTAAGATTCATGAATTCTTTAATTTCTTGATCGAGCAATCTAGCTTCTTCGTAACTCTGATTTCTTCCAGAAACGTCGTAAGGTCTGTCAATTCTGTTAACTAGAATGGTTGTCGAATTCATCGCAAAGTGAAGAGTGACTAAGAGCTTATTAAGTTCTTGAGATATCTTCTTAGAAGCATCTCCATACTTATTTAACGCTCTGCACGAATAGACAGCTCCTAAAAATATAGGAGAATCGGTGATGATATAATCTACCTGACCAAGAAGTGAGTATATTAAGTTGTGTTGTCGACCAGCTACGTAAATCTGGTCATCGATATCGTTTGAATTCTTCCAAGTTAATTCTTTGGCGAATTCAGGAGCATACTCAACAGACATTCTTCTTTTCTTCATTTCTCCAAATAGAATTCCTGCTGCAGTAGACTTACCAACACCCGGACCACCAACGAAGTTTATGACTTTCGTATCTTTCATTTTTTATCGATCTCTATGTCATGACGATAGAGAAGTAGCAAAGCGTAATGAAGAGCCTTTAAGATATCTTCTCTGTTATATCCTTTTTTCTTTCCATATCTAGCAGCATACTTTAATACGTCACCTGCACAAAAACCAATTCCATGACCCGCAGAAAAGATCAAGTCTAAAGACTGAACGTTGTTCTCTCCAACGTAGTGCTTAGAATACGTCGACTTAATGTATTCTTCTAACTCTCTCAAGAGAGTTTTTTCGTTGTATTTGTACTTAAATTGTTGAGAATCGAGAGACTGAGATGTATACATATCTTCATTAATAGTCAAAAGACTAGTGTTAGAATAATCTTTAACTTCAGGATTATAACCATAACAAAACTTCAACTGTTTATCTTCACTCATGATAAATCTAACTCCCTACTCTTAGTTGATTTCATATTATCACCAAAGATCATCTTCTGACCTTGATTGTACTGAAACAGATAATCTGTAGAAGCATATTCTAATTTTCCATCTAGATACTTCGATATCTCAGTGGCCATGTCTCTAGCTGTACCAACCGGTACGTTTTGACAGATGTGATTCGTCGACTTCCTTGGATCTAGAAGCTCGAAATCTTGAGGAAGACCCATGATAGTCATCGCTTCTCTGTAATTGATATATCGATCCTCTAATGGATGAGTAAGCATGTTAGGATAATGACCTACGAAAGCTCCGATGTGATCTTTGGGTACGATGGTTCCTCTTCTCATGATATTACCACCCGCGTCTAACTTTTCTTGCTTCTTCAAGCCTCGTTTTGCTTCTTCGTCGAAGCCGATCTTCTTGAAGAATTTCGATACAGTCTCATATCTGATACCAGCATTCTCGATAAAACTCTGAACGTCGTTAGATCTGACTTCTAACTCGATCATATATTTTTCAGAGAACTCTCTATGAGAGATACCTCCGAACATCTCTTCTAGAATAAATCGATAGTATGGATCGTCTTTAGAAGGAGTCTTCTTATTTATAACGTCAGTCTGAAAGTTTGACTTTACCGACGTCAATAAATCTTCGATTTTTTGATATTCTCTCTTATAATATCCTAAGATCGGCGTACGAGAATCTTTCCAGAAAAAATAAAAAGAACGTTCTCTGACTTGAGGTATACCGTGAAGGATAGACTTAGTACGATATACCGACATCGTGTATCCGTACTTCTTTCCGATCTCTCTAAGCTCGTTCCTTACTGTATTACCGATTTTTCCAGCGAAATGTGGAGAATTCTCTCCCCACAAGACTTTTGGCCTTACGTTACTGAGTACGTACTCGGTAGATTCTATCATCCATCGATTGTTTTGGTTGTGATCCCCATACCCATGGGACAACATCGATAGTCCTGCACAAGGACACACGGAAGACACGACGTCTACCTTTCTAGACGGAAGACTGCCACCCTTGTCCAGAACGATATAAGGAACGTTTGAAAGTCGATTGACTATGTGTCTGTCATTAGCCCAAAACGCTTCGTACGAAAGAATATATTCTGGATCATTACCAAAAGCGTCAATCGATCCTAGTAGTTCTCCACCGATTAGTGGAATAATCGCCGAGTGTTTAATCATAGTCAATCATAAAAAAGTCGTTTAGTTTTTCTTTAGAAATAATTTCTACGGGTGATCGAGCTCTAGAAGATTCGTTCTTAAACTTGTTTACGACTTTCTTCTCGAATTCAGTAAGAGCGAGTGGGATTGGTTCTCTTTGAATAAGATTGTATGCTATCTTAGCCTTGTCACCAGAAGAAAAAATGTATTCTAAAGCTTCTAGAGTAGAGTGTTTATTCTCATCCTTTCCGATCTTCAAGATCGTCTCGAACATCGATGGTAATACTTTCGAAGAGTCGAATTCTTGTCGAACGAAATCCATTCCAGTAGAATGATACTTCTTTCTTTCGTTGACGTCTCTTGACAGTTCGACGAGTCTTTCTGCAGTCTCGTCTAGTTTAGAAACGTCAGACCACACTGCTAATTTATCGATAGAATCGTAAGTAGCGCCAGAGTCCAAATGATTATTTCTTCCAAAGTCTACGTCGAACACTGGAATCGTTCCGAGAGCGATCATTTCAATCTGAGTATACTCCATTCTATCGCCATAATTATTCTTGTTATTTAAGAGTCTATAGAACGAAGCTCCAAACATCGACTGACCCATGATCTTGATTCCAACTTCGTGATCGTATGGTCCGAAGACTGGAGTCTTAGTCGAATCACTAAGTTCTGGAAGTTCGTGAGTGAACTTTGTAGACGAAAAGTATTCAGATTGAGGATCGTCAATGATGTCGTACTTAGCTCCAATAGATTTTTCAATACCAACGATCAGTGTCTTGAATTCTGAATCTAGGTTTCTGAGTATCGGAGCTAGTTTAAGCACTCTAGATGGATCCTTCATCGTAGTCCAACGACCAAGATATGCTAGTCTTTTTTTCTGAAGAGAAGTATCGACTCGCCCAATATTCGATAGAGAGTCAACGTCTGCCCAAAGCTTAAACCTCTTGATTCTTTCGTGAATCTTCTTCGAAGGAAAGATGTTTCCGAATTCTACTGCAAAAGACGTCTTTTCTGAAAAGTTCATGACGATGTCACACTCGTTTAATAACAAGAGCAACATTGGAATTCTGTCGATCGTTCCTCGATAGATCTCATGCATCATTCCAACAACTATTGGTTTATTCAATCCTTTCATCAGATCGTTGTAAAACGAAAGAATAGTCCGATTGTCGTGTTTAACAGAAGGGTACGAGTTGACGATGACGACGTCGTAGTTTTGATCTATCTTAGACGCGACGTCCTTAAAATCTTTTCTATCGATCTTGAAAAAATCAGAGATATCTCCGTGTCCCTTACCTCTAAAAAAACTTCTCTCTCCGACGTAATAGAGATCACATACGTGGCCAGCTTTCTTGGCCCACTTCATCATCTCTACACCACCTCTCTGGACACCACATCCATCCAGACCCTTACCATAAATCAAGGCTATCTTCATTTTTCTCCCGTTCTTCTAATAACGCGATCCTTAAGTTCAGTAGAAGAAAAAGAATGTCTTCTCTTATTATAATAAATCGGACATAGTCCCTTTCCCGTATGTTCTTTATCTTTATACTCTTCACCAACGATTCTGATATCTGGATTTATCGTCAAAACTAAATCAACGATGTCTTGTTCTTTCTCGAACGGAATTATCTCGTCAACGTACTTACATCCAGAAAGCTGTAAGTATCTTTCTGCTATTCCTTGAACCGGTTTATTCTTAGAATCTGGACGATCGAGTGTTGGATCCACTAGAAGTCCGACGATTAAGTAATCACACAATTCTCTAGCTTCTTGAAGCATGACGACGTGACCAGCATGAAACATGTCAAACGTAGAACAAGTAAAACCTATTACTGGATCTCTTCCTAAACTAACTTTAAGACTCGACTTGTTTAGAAACACTTAGAGATCACTCCGTCATAAAGTTTTTCGATATTCTCGTTGATCAAGAGTCGTTCTGAGTCGTTCTTATACTTTAGCATTCTTACGTAGTGAATGATCTCGCAAAGAGCTCCATAAGTTTGATGTTCTTCTGTGAGATGACTGTTCAAGTATGCTAAGAGAGCCGGCTTGTCGATCTTACTGGTACTTTTGTTTCTAAACGTTCCTTCGTAATCGAATCTCATCGATTGATAGAGTTTACCTAGATCTAACAACCAAGAAGTGTAAACGTTGGACGGAGTGTTAGGATCGATCAGATACATATCTTCGCCAGAAACGATGATGTTTTCTAGAGTTAAATCTCCATGACAGAAAGAATCTTGGCTCTCCATATATCTCTTCACTTCGTCAGACTGAATAATCTTCATTATCTCTTCTCTTCTAGAGAAGTTATTAAGAGATACGTGTTCATTAATTCTGTTTACCATAGTATCCCAGCCAAATTTCTCAGTCTTAATTTTAGAAAATGACTTCAATAACGTCACGAGTTTTTCAACGTGTTCAGACTTACAAACTTCATTAAGTTCGATTCCATCGACATATTCCATACACATGACGTTATCGTAATGAGTAACGACGAGCGGAATGTTGACGTTTAAGTTAAGTGGTCTCTTTAACGAGTAGAAATTTCTATACCATTTGAATTGTTCAGGAACGTTAGAACCAGTCTTTATTACGTGTGATCCAAACCTATCTACTGAAGATCCAGAACCTCCAGATAAAGTTTCAAACGTTGTCGAAAGGAATTCGGATGGTCTAAGAGCTTTATCGTCAACATATACTAAAGATAATGGTTTTCCAAAATGAAGTTCGTGATACTTGACTCCATGCTTCTTCAACCACGTCAACAAAACAGGTGCTCTTTCGTATTCGATTTTCTTTAAGTCTCCATTTAACGAATGCATTCCACGAGCAGTATGAAAGATGATCCTCCATCCAGCATCGTACATTGTGTTAATCTTTTCGATTACGTCTAGATGAGGAATGGCGTTCTCATAATCTCTATCTATATGTGTCGATATAGTATCATCGACGTCAAATACTATCGTTTTCTCATACATTGATATACTTTCTACATTCTATTAGAGTTTTTTCTACGAACGTTCTATCGTTTAACTTTCTATTTAGTCCAGAAGGATGTGGGAGTTTAAAGTGAGCGATCGAGTTTTTAGATAAGATAGAAGAGACTCTCTCACCTAGAGCTACTATCCTCTCATGTTGATTTAGTGAAATAATCGAGAAAAAGAAATCTAGATCCGATTCTAATGGAAAAAATTTTCCAGAATCTTGTTGAACGTTTACGAAAGAGTACATTTCAACTTTCATAAACTTCATCCAAGAATTAAGTCTCTGATGAAACGGTGTTAGATTCGAGAAAGACTTGATCTTTCTATTTCCAGGATTCATTCCGACGACTAAAACTCTCACTCAAGAATCTCACTGATATCGAGAATTTCAACAACGACTCCGGCTTCATCGAACATGGCTTTGCTCAAGATTAAAGAACGACCCCACTTGTTATCATCTACTTCGATCTTCTTTCTGTCGTACATACACACGACTCGGCTAACGCCAGACTGAATTACACCCTTACAACATTCAGAACACACCGGAAGCCCATACACGAACATAGTGGAATTTTTAAGAGAAACACCGTTCGAGGCTGCGTTATAGATACAGTTCATCTCTCCATGAACTGTATAAGCATACTTAGTCTCTCTATCGACTAACCGACACTCTTTATCGTCGAGCTTAGATGGAAATCCATTGTATCCAGTAGATAGAATCTTTCCTTCTGTAGAAACAGCCACTACACCAACTCTAGTCGAAGGATCCTTCGACCACGTTGAGACTTCTCGAGCGATTCTTAAGAACCTGTTAGTCCACTTTAGAGATGTCAGTTCCACGATTCTAGTCTTTCTGAATGAATGATAAGCCAGTCTTAACGAAATGTTCGACGAGATTAAATTGTTTTTCGTAGACGTGAAGTGATCCGACGTTCCAATAAATTTGACCCGATTTTATAGAAGATCCCGTCTCGTAATTGTAATCTTTTACTAACTTCTCTTGTACGTGTTTAGCCCAGGCGAAGTCGTTTCTATAACCAGCCCAAGCGTCGTTAGATCTCATCGTAACGTAAACGTCTAAATTATCAGATCTGATAAAATACTGATGTGCATAAGTACAACAAAAATCTGACATTCCATCTCTGTTATAATCAAGCCACATCTCTGGACGATTATAGATCATCGTAGCTCTTCTAGAGCTAGGATTATGTATAAGTTCTCTCAAGACGTTTCCATACTGATTGAAGTTTTTCTCAGAATAGATCATCCACCCATAGTTCGAGTTAATCATGCCATTCTTAGACGCGACTTCTTTCCAAATCTTAGGAGTATTTCCTGGAATATCTTCGACGAAGAGAGACATTGACTCGTACCACTCGATCTCTCTCTTGATATAATCTAGATTAGGAGTATCAAAAATATGATTCTCGTCAGCGACGAACGACGCAGAGATTATCTCGATAACCTTTCCTCCGTTCTTATCACTGACGAACTTATTTTCTGTATATAGACGCTTGAATTCTTTTCTAATATCCTTAACCTTAATAGTTTTCATTATATCAAGTTCCTCTTTATACTAGAGACTTACGTAATGGTACGTTAAAGATGTCATTAGATTCTTTCTGGCCGTCGATTCCACCATTACAGTAAGACACGAAGAACGCTGAATAGTTGATAAGATCCTTACAAGAATCTTCCAAGGATTCATAATTAGTAGTATTACCAGACTCGATCTTACTCATCACTGACCTGAGCCTGAGCATCTTAGCGTGCATGATCTCGTATATCGTCTTGATTCCAGACAGATAGTAATCTGCCTGACGAACTGTCGAAGATTCGGACTGATAGTCCGAACCCTTTTTATTCATCAGTTCGATACATTCACGTAAAACGTCTTGTGGACTACTCTTACTATTCATTCTACTTTCTCCTCTATGTTAACGTCTATTCTGTATCGTGAATTTCTTCCATCGATGTAATAACCTGAATTAAAATTCGACTTTACGATGAGAGAACTCATGATTTTAGACGGAATGAACATTTTTGCCTCGACACAGATCAAAGCTTCTTTCAGACCTACTTTATCATATTCGTTTTCATAAGAAAACTTCGTACCGACGTTCATTATAGAAAAATAGTCTGTATAAGGTATCGACTTGTAGATCGACTTTAAGACGTACGGATTGTTAATGTTATAGTAATCGTTCATCTTTTTCGTAGACTTGATCTCTATTCTCTCTGAGTTTTTCTTGATGACGTAATCGCTCTTTCTAAGAGAATAGTCTAAGTCATAAGCGTCTTCAACGATAGGACTATTCGATTGATAGATCTTATCGTTCTGTTTGAAGTACGCTTCTGTACCTAGACCTCTCAGAGAGTGTTCGACGATAAGAAAGTCTGGTCTTCGATCGTCGATTTTTCTCTTGAGTTCTTGTTTTCGATTGTTATCTACGAACCACCCGATCTCTTCGTCAGAAAAGATACCAGAGTTTAACACGTTAATCTTATACTTGAGACCTATCAAGTTAGGATCAAAGTCAACGACTAGATCAATTATCGATTTCGTCATCTTCGTAAAGCTTTTCTCTGGGCAAGAAAGATTCAAGATGTCCATGATAGTGGTCAGAATGATCTGGATCTTTCCATCCCTCTGGCTTCATCAAGTCTGGAAGTCCGAGAGGGTTAGGTCTGTTCGCTTTAACACCAACACGTTTATTCATGTTCGCTCTAAACACTTCGTTCCACGATAGTTCTGCGTCGACGCCAAAGAGATCGAGTGTTCCTATCGCGACGACGCAGAGATCGATCAGAGCGTCGACGACGTCATCAGTAGTCTTAGCATCTTTAAGTTCGTCAAGCTCTTCTTGAAGAAATTTTACTCTAAATTCCAAGTACTTCTTCATCATCTCTGGATTAAGATTATCTACAGCTTCGTGAAAACCATAATAATCGTGCATGTAATTAATATCAGATAGCCAGTCTCTACTCAATTTATTTCTCCATTGTTAAATTTCTCTTAGTCCACTTATGAAGGTGCTTCTTTTCAACACTATAGTACTCTCTATAAGACTTAACGTAATCTTCTGACTTATACACATCTGGCATACAAAGCGCCGGCGCGGTATGTGTCTTACTAGAAACGTTCGAATTTACGAACTTTCTTAACGAGTCAATCAAAGTTTTAGACTTATGTGTTTTCTCAAACCTATAAGTATACTCGTCACATAAAGATTCAAAGTGTTCGAAAAGCCAGTTATAGTTAGCTTGATCAGATCTTACCCAAATCGTACAAGGATGATTGACGTGAGTCTTCTTGTAAAGTCCTAGACGATCTCCTATCTCGTCACCGTGTACGATTCTGATATTAGTAGAAAGAAGTTGTGCACTTTCTAATATCATCTTAACGACGTGTTTGTCGACTTGCATTTGAGCTGCTAATCTTGGACTCTCGTCTAGAAAGAAGATATTCACCTCAGACTCCTACGATATAATACCACAGAGTGAAGATAAAGTATCCAAGAACAGCTCCGGGAACGACGTCTACCACGTAATGTTGCTTAGTCTTCAGAGCAGAGATCGCTATCAAGAGTGGAAACAACATTCCGAAAATTCCAACTGTCGGCCAGTACTTCCAGATAGTTAAGTCTACTACGGTAGCTACAGAAACGTGCATCGACGGCATAGAGTTTCTTAGTTTGTCGAAGGACCATACCAGATCCATGAATCTTTGTGAGAGTGTTCTATCCCAACCTACTCTGTTCCTAGTCCTCCACTCAGAGGGAATCTCGATTGGCATGAACAGAAAGAACAATACTTGAACGAAGAGCAAGAAGAGAAAAGATCCGACCGCCAGAGCGTAATGTCTCCAGTCTGGAACTGACAAGGCAGCCAGGACGGTCATCGGATAGTACAATCCAGAATAAACCCAGACCCACCTAGGGTCGTACGAGATCATCGAGTCGAAACGAGTCTCTAAGAATCTCGCTTCGAACCATCTTTGTCTTTGAGCCCAGAAGTAAAACTGATAGCCACCGATGATCAGGACGATCGTGATGGCTATCTCTAACAGTCGATCGAAAATCTCCATCAGACATCCTTACTGAAGATTTCTAGCGACTTTTCCATGTTCTCGACTCGCTCTAGACTCTTCTCGATCGTGTCATGAAAGTTCTTACGACCTCTCTTAGCTTCGATCGAGACTGCCTTGACGAAGTTTGACTTGAGAATCTTGTCTTCTTTCTCGGCAGCTTCACCCAGATCTATCTTAATCTCGTCGGCTAAACTACAGATAGTCGTCTGAATAGAATCTCCCTCGGCTATCAAAGCCTTAAGCATCTCTCGAGTATCCTTAAAATCTTCAAGTTTAAACCCTGAAACTTTCGACGCGTTAGTAACTTTGTCATAGACCTTCGAGTCCATATTCTGCGTAACTTCGTTGATCGTTCTAGGTGTTAGAGAAGAATTAATCTTAACTTCAATTCCTCTAGCTGCTAGAGCTCGTTTCAGAGACTCGTCTCCAACGAAATCTTGAAGAGTAAGCATAGAACTCACGTACTTAGCCAGAGACTCTCTTCGAGGAAGACTGTCAGGAGAAGGGTAACCTCCATCGTAATGTTTTAGGTCTACGAGTCTCTTGAAATCAGACGGAGCCATCTGAAAGAATTCTTTGAAGATATTCTTTAAAGCTCCGTATCTAGCGTGATGAACGTCATTAATCTCGACTCGAAGGTCGGATCCCTTCTTCACCTTATCTTCGTAAGACGTCATTCCTTACTTCTCCTGTATTTTTCAATCTCGTTAAGGTTTATCCACTCTACCTTAGTACCAACCCGATCTTTTCTCCAAACATACCAAGCGTATTCGAGCATTCCACCAATCTGATCGTTTACTTCCTCTGAAGTAGCAGAGATTATATTACAGTTCAACCTGAAAGGAAACACTAGAACGTCAGAAGGTGGTGTTTTCGAGAATAATCTCTCGTATCTTCCGGATGACGTTAAGAACTGAAGTCTGGCTAAAACAGCTACGAATTCTACGTCGTGCTCCAAAGCCCTCATGACGAACTTTTCAGCGAGTCTGTTCTTGTATGGAGAATTAGTTATGATCGAACGAACGTTTTTAGGAAGATCTGTCGTTAAGAAATCCATACCAAAAGAGACTGAAGTGAAAGTGTCGTATTCGTATAAGTCTGTAGAGATTACTTCGTGACCCAGTCTCTCGAATTCTCTCGACATGATACCTTTCCCAGCTGCTGGTTCTCAGATAATATCTGGAATATCGAAGAAAGTATTCAAAACGAATGCAGCGATTGAAGGAGTTGGATAGAAATCATTCTCGTTTCTATCTTCTACCTTATTGTCGACACCAACAGTAGTTCTAAAATAATCTACCATGATTTCCTTTTATATCGATATCTTAATACAGGTGAACGAACATCGGTTTTTCTTCTCTCTGAAAAGTCTCGATCATGTTTCTAGTTCCTTTAGAGATTCCATCCCAGATGATGATAGCAGCGTCAGCCGCTTTGGCCATTTTAGCATTTCTATAAACACCAGCTGATTTTCCATAAGTGTTCCAGTCAGCTGGCATGTATATCACTTCAAACTCGCGTGCGATCGCCCACTCCTCTCCAAGTCTATCGATTCCAGCCGCTGTGCCTGATATAACTTTACACGTTTCTAGGTCGATTAACTTACTTAGTAGTAAGAACTTCGAGTTGATGATCTCGAAGACTCGTCTTTTATAAGTAATGTCTCTCGATCCAGCTATCAACAGTTTGTTCACGCGACCTCCATCTGAGAGAAGTTCTTAACTTTCTTAAACGTTAACACTCTATCGAACTTATCGTATAGAGTATCGCCTTTATGTGAGATGACGAAAACGTTATCGTTCTGAGTGACTAGTTTCAAGAGCTTGATGAACTCGTCTATACCAGCGTCGTCTAGAGAAGAGTCAAACACTTCATCCATGATCAACAGATTAGTGTTCATAGAATTTCTAAGTTTAGCTATCTCTCTCCAAGTAAAGAGTATCGCCAGGTTAATTCTAAATTTCTCTCCTTCTGAGAACGAAGAATAAGAAAACTCGCTCCTGTACGCAGACTTGATCGTTTCGTTAAAGTTCTCGTCGATGTTGAAATCGACGAAGAAGTCTAAAGAAGCTAGATACTTGTTTATGAGTTTGTTGATTATCGGAACATACTGTTTAACGATAGTACTCTTGATTCCACTGTCCTTAAGCAATAAGGAAGTCACAGAGTAAGTCTCTTCCTTCAGTCTAGCTTCAGACAAACTCTGATTCAAACTCTCTTTCTCGAGTTCGAGCTTCTCGAGTTCTCCTGAATTCTCGATCTCGTCTACTGCTCGTTCTAGCTTCTCGATCTCTTCGTTGAAGTCTTCTCTTCTAGACTTTAGCGATGTCATCTTACTCTTCAAGAGAGTAATCGAATTCGTTATCTTGGAGATCTGTTTTTCTAGAGACTGTAACTCGGCTACGTCTCTGTACAATTCACTTAGCTTCGTCTCCATCTTAATCTTTCCGTCTACGGCTTCGTCGATCTTTAGAGTCTTAGAGGTGATCAATCTCTGTAAAGTATTAGTATCTACTTCTCTCTCACACGTCGGACAAACTTCCATCTTCTCTATAGACTTCTTGTCTTTCTCTAGAGACTCGATCTTCAGAGTTAATCTGTGATGTAATTTTTCCAACTCTGACGACTTAGACCTGCACGAATCAAATTGCTTCGTCGAAGTCTTCGTCTCTTCTAAAAGAGAAATAAAGTTACTGACTTCTGACTGAAACGACATCATTTCGTCATCGATCTTTCTTATCTTTTCGACTCTCTCGGCGATCAGGTTCTTCCTATCGATCTTAAGTTCCTTCTCGTGTTTCTTCACCATCTTGATCTTCTCGTCGATCATATTTCTAGAAGAAGTCGTGGTCGTTATTAGTTTCTTAAGATCGTCAACCTTTTTCTTTAAGATCTCGTTCATCTTTCCGAATATCTGAAGGTCGAGAAGATCTTCGACGATCTCTCTTCTCGTTCCAGTCGGAAGTTGCATGAAAGGAACGTACGAAGTAGAACCAAGAATCACGATCTGAGTGAACGACTTGTAGTTGAACTTCAGAATACTCTTCTCTAGAAGTTCTTGATAGTCTCTAGACTCAGAGTCCTGATTTAGGAGTTCTCCGTCTGCGTATATCTCGAAGACGTTCGGCTTGATCCCTCTTCTAACCATGTAATCTGAATCACCAACACTAAACTCGACTTCTACGACACAGTCTTTCTTGGTGATAGTGTTTAATAGTTGAGGCTTACGAACGTTTCTGAACGGTTTGTTGAAGAGTGCAAACGTAATAGCTTCGATAAACGTCGACTTGCCAGATCCGTTCTCGCCGATCAACAGAGTTAACTCAGCTTTATCCAGTTCGATTTCTACGAACATGTTACCAGCCGAAAGAAAGTTCTTAAACCTAACTCGCTTAAATCGTATCATTCGTCCTCTATGCTCAAAGCTTCTTCGTATAGATCGATCATAGTCTGCTCGATCTCGTCAACTCTGTCGAGTTCTAAATTGTTACTCTTCAGATACTTACGAATTATAGTAATCGTATCTTCTGCCTCTGAAACGTCAACGTTGTTATCGACGTCTGCATGAAGATGATCGTTAACAACGAGTATCTTTACCGGGTTCGTCTCTTCTATCTTTGAAACGAAAGTGTCAAACCACAAAGGATTATCTTTAGACTTAACGATAATTTTTACTACACTTCCATCGGTATCACTCGTAGAACTCAACGTCTCTTCTAGACTCTTGTCTCTATCATCGTATATAACTTTCTTGAACATCTTAAACGGATTTTCAAAGAACGTCAGACTTCCTGTCTGAGTATCCATAACGTGAAATCCTCTAGGATCGCCATAGTCTGACCATGTAAACTCTGCGTGAGCTCCCAGATACTTCACGTTTCCAATCTCAGACGAATGATGAAAGTGTCCAGATAACACTCTATCGAATCTCTTCAGAGAAGATCTCTCGAGTCCTCCAGTCGACTCTAGAGAGTCTCTATACATCTTGAATCCAGAGACTTCTAGATGACCCATACAGAATCTAGCCTGAGAATTTCTTAAGGCTTTCTCTGATTCGTTAAAGTTATCAGGACATATCCATGGAACCAAGAGAGTCTTCATTCCATAGAAATTTACTTCTTCTGGTCTAAGATAAGTCTTCATCGAGTCACTTGGAACAGAATGATATAATTCTGTAACTGAGTTGACTTCGTTAGTCGTCTTAAAGTAAACGTCATGATTACCAGCGACGTGATGAAGAAAGATTCCTCTTCTGACTATAGGATCGATAAAATCTTTTCTGAGTCTAGAAGCCGTGACGAAGTTCACGTACTTTCTTCGATCTAACATGTCTCCTAGATGTACTATCGTCTTGATCTTAAGACGATCGATCATCGGAAAGAAGATCTCTTCCAAGAACTTCTTGTTGTTATCCAAGAACGCTAGAGAGTCGTTTCTAACACCCCAGTGAGTGTCCGTAATCAATGCTATCTTATTAGTCATTTTCGCTCGAAGTATTTTCCAGTCTTACCACACATATTCTCGTCGTATCTAGCAAGCGAACAGAGTAAATCTTTATTCGCTCTTTCTTCTCTACCAGTAACGAGACTGATTCTTCTTCCGCTTAATGTTGGTTCGAAACAATAATAATCTGTCCCAAATACTAACCACTTACAACTAAGGCAGTACTTCACGGTATTCATGTTTATCTTTTCTCCCATAACTTACCTTCAGGACCACAGTTTGTTAGTTCGTTAGAGTTTCTAGCAGTATAACAAGATACGAGCCCAGACGTTTCTTTCTTTCCAGTAACGACGTCTAAAGTGAAGACTTCTAAAGCATAACATATATACTTTACTCCGTGATATTCATAGTATTCAGACTCGACACAGTGTCTACACTCGATGCAGATTCTTTGTTCCATTCTTTTTCTTCTCCAAATCTTTCTGTCTTTGTTTCTCTCTTCTCTTTCGAAGAGTCTCTTCGTATCCGTTAACGACTTTATCTGACATGTCGTTTGGAGTCGCGTCGGCTATTCCCAATACGTACTGATTCTGAAAGTTTTTATGAAGAACGTAAGCTTGTTCTCTTTCATTATCGATCACTTTGTGAAACGAGTTATACGCGATAGTAGTAAACCATGCGTGACCATTAGTATACTTCTCTACATTGAACAAGTCAACGCCGATTACACAGTTCATTATGGCTTCTGCTACCATATCTTCTAGATACGTATAAGAAGAATAACAAGGCTTTCTCGAAAGACGATTACATATCAGTGTGATACACTCGATGACGTATCTCGGAATCTCGACTCGTTGTCCAGGTCTTTCTTTCTTCTTCTCGTTATAACTCACGAGATTTTCATACAACAGCTTATTATTGACGTAATGTTTTTTCTGCATTCTCAACTTCACATTTCAATAGTTAACTTCTTCACCGGAAACTTTTCTTCTTCGTACGACTTCAACCTGAGTAACCCATGTTTATAAGCGTGATTCTTCTTGTTTCCCCACGAAATATCGTCAATGACGTCGTACAAAGCCATCTTATCTTTTCCAAACTCGGTCGAGATCCTCAGACCTCTTCCTACTGCTTGAAGATTCTTAACTCTAGACTTCATTGGAGAAGCTATGATGACGTTATTGATGTTAGGAATGTCGATTCCTTCGGCGTACGTTCCGTAAGAGGCTACTGCTATACAGTCAGAAACTGTCTGCATGTATTCTTGTATCTTACTTCTATCTTCTGATTTTATATCACCAGAGATGTAAAAACACTCGCGATCAGTTAGCTTAGATATAGCATCGTAGAGTAATAACCCGTGTTTCTCCTTATACCTAAAGAGAACTAGAGTAACACCCTTACACTGTACGGCTAGTTTAGATAGTATCTTCATTCTCTTTTCGGAGGCTAAGATGTAGTCTATCTCTTTAGAGTAGTCGATCTTCTTATCTCCGGTAACGTCTTTGAACATTCTTCTAACACTCTCAGGATACTTAAGTCTGATAGAATAAACTTGAATGTTAGCGACGTCTCCAGATTTTTGAAGTTCGTGTGTAGTCGTAACTTTATATACTGGACCGATTAAAGCTTCTAGTATCATCTCGTGAACTCGAGAATCGTGTATAGTTCCGGTAGTTCCAATTCTCCACGACGCGTTGTAACAATTTTCTAAAATAGTCTTGAGTGATCTTGACTCTGGAAATCCATGAACTTCGTCGACGAAAACTGTTTCGAACGACTCGAACCACTCTCTTGGTTTCTTATAAATCGCTTGCCACGTAGTCACGACGACGCGTTTACCTTCGTGATCTTGACCATCATTCTTAATATCGTGAATTAAATTTACGTCGTACCCGTACTTCTTAAAGTTGTTTATGGTTTGAGTTACCAAGTCGATTCTAGGAAGAATTATCAGAGATTTCGTCCTCAAGAACAGATGTATCAGATAGATGATGAACGACTTTCCAGAGGCAGTAGGAGAAAGTAGAGTTATCCTCTTTTCTCTAAGAGCTTCTATGAGAGCGTCTGTCTGATGAGGTTTTGGCACGAACGGAAGGTCGTTCTCTTCGTAAAATCTCTTAATCTGATCGAGAGAAACGTCTATTCCAGAATCAATCTTATCTATGACGAACTCGATTCTTCTCTCGTCACAGAAAGACTTAAGTCTGAGTAGTAAACCGACTGGAAGTTTTCTGTCTCTCGTCGAGAACATCTTTAACCATCCATCCCAAATACCGGCTTTGTACTTGGGACTAAATGCATAACCGTCTGGTCTATACTTAAAGAATTCTGAAATATCTAGAAGTACGGAATATTCAGCCGTTATCTTATAAAACGATTCGTCGATTTTCTTAGCGATAACTGTTTCCAAGATTACCTCGAAACCCAGTTCTCAATTCTCTCAGCGACGTTCTCGACTGAGATTTCTTGAGACGTACTAACGACTGGATTCGAAGATCCCATGATCGTAATAGCCATCTCCATACATCTCATTCTTTTTTCTTCCAACCACTTTTTATCTTCTTTACTCAACTTCTTTTCCATTTTTACACTCCTGCTACGAATTTTTGCCACTCTATAGATCTGTTGATAGCGAACCCCATTGACTTAACACCATCCATGATCGAGAGAAGAGCTTGAACTTTTTCCTCTTGAAGAGCGAGTCTCTGTCTGAGCTTGACTACGTCTGGATCGTTTTCGACGTAACTCGGCGCTTCTTTCTTCAATATCGCTCCTTGTGGAGGAATCGCCCAACCTTTCTCTCTGGCCGTCTCTTTTGACGGATTAGTATAATGCTCTAGTTTCTCGAGCCTGAGAATTGATAATTTATCCTTGAGATCGATCATCGAGAGTCTTTCTCTCGAAAGAATCTTCAAGTATTTCGAGTGAAGTTTGATATTACGTATAGATTCCGAAGCATATTCTCCTGGTTCTATGCTCGAGTCTTCGTCCCAAGAACTTAAGATTTCTTCTAATGTCACAAGTCATTACTCCTAGTTTATACTTTGAATATACTTAGAAGCGTAAGTAATGTCAACGTAGAACAGTTGACACATTTTTAGCATTTTGGTAAAATAAGCTTTATAAGAACGACCGAGAATACTTTGAAGTAAAGTTTAATTTACTTAATCTTGATGATTACTATAATACATACTCTGAAGTAAAGTTTAATTTACTTAATCTTGATGATTACTATAATACATACTCTGAAGTAAAGTTTAATTTACTTAGTTCAATATACTTCAATTGGCCACTCGCGAACCGTAGGTGAGCGAGTGACTCTACGAAAAGATTAAACTCGATTTATCTCGAATCTATCATAAGAAAAAGTAACGAAACAATCAGCATAATCGACTACAGAATTAGTCGTACCTAGTTGAACAGGACCAAGAGCTGTTGGAAATGCAGAGTAAAAAGTAAAGTAAACGTTAGTATCTAAGACCGAATTCATCACGAAGAGGTTGATGTTCGAAGTGATACCTTTTCCCAAGAAAGGATCTTGACTTTTCATCTGAGCGTAAGATGTAGAATCGACTACTTCGTTAGAACCAACTATCCAGTCAAACATCGACTTCCACGAAACGAAGTTCTCATCGATCTTGAATCCGATCACTAAAGGATCGAAGTCTACTTCGTCACCAACGTCAAGGAGCTTATTATACATCGTTCCTCGAGTAACGTGATTTGAAGAAATTCCTGGTATCTTAACACTTTGAACCCTAAAGTATAGATCAGGCGATCTTTCGATCACCAACTTATAAGTGTTTGGATTGAATAACGATTGAGTAGATGGATTCTCTTGCATGAGACTATTTATGTTACTCTACATCCTTAATTTGAAGTGGTATATTTGGACAATAGAACATACCAACATCTTTATCGTTCAACGTTTCGATGATTTTACCATCTTTATCGTTCAACGTTTTTCTTAACTTTAACTTCGGTTGATCTCTCATCTTGTAGTCTCCAATAAAAATCCCGGGGAGACTGTCTCCCCGGGAGTATTTAGTTCGTTTCTTGTTAAAAGTATGTAAACTACAGGATTGACTGCACAATTGTTCTTCTGTAATAAACGTTCGCGTCAGCGTTGATCACACCGTTATTCGTGTTCAAACCTTCTGCGAATGGATTTGCAACCATTCCGTAACGTGTTTTATATCCGATCTTTGGCTGCATCGTGTTAGAATCTATAGCTCTAACTTTCTGAAGCGGAACGTACGGACAGTAAAACAATCCAGCATCCATCGGATTCGGACCCTTGAATCCGATCGTGAAGTAGTTTCCACCAGCGTATGGATCTAGAACGATCTTGTATCTCTTGTTCAAGATACCAAGAACTGATGGTCCATTGACGTCTGGAGCAGCTAGATCTGACGAGATGTCACCAGCGATATCTAACTTTCCAGAAGCTTCTAGAGCAGAAGCGACGTCAGCTGAAACGATGATGACGTTTCCACGACGACGACGAGTTTCGATACCGATCTGGTTCGCTTCTCTATCGATCTGGAACAGAAGTCCCTTGAACTTTTCAACCGACCAGCGGCCAGAAGCGTCGACGTCAAGATTAAAGATACCAGGAGTATGAATCTCGCTCTGCTGAGATCCAGTCTTTGCTGCTATGTTAACAGTTCTGACCATTTCTCTGTTAATGTCAGCGACTAGTTCGGCCTGAAGCAAGTCGTCGAAGAGATTTTCGGTGTTGATGTTATGAACAGCCATCATATCCTGTGCGAGTTCAGTCGAATATTCGACTTTCATCGCGCGTTCTTTCGCCATTACAGTGGCCTTTTCGACAGAAACAGCCATTTCCGGCCATAGCTGATTCGATCCAGATCCAAGTCCTTCAGCCCACTGAGTGGTCAGACCACCGGCAAAGTTATAGGTATTGTTCGCGGCGTTGTTCGATACGCCAGGAACCGTTCCGATATTTCCGATAGCACCACCGATCGAGGTGTTCGAAGCTAGACCAGTCGTCGTGGTATTCGACTGAACGTTAGCTCCTCCGCGAGCCGTCTTACCAGTGTCAGGTTCGTTATAGAACATTTCCGAACCAGTCTGACTGTCATAATGAGATCTTAAAGCGAAGATGATTCCAGATGGACCAGTCATCGCCTGCTGACCCATGATGTCAGGAGAGATTAACGCCGGCATAGAACGACGAAGCATCGTCATCATTACAGGATCGTAGATGTCGATATTTCCAGTAGATGGATCTGACGAAGAAGCTCCCATCGAGTTAGTTGGGCCGGCTTCTCCTAAGAGCATCATTCTCGTCTGAGCTGCACTAACCCTATTCGCGATGTCCAGATTTTCCATAAGCTGGGCTGTCTGATCGCGAGTCCAACGATCGCGGAACTTTGGTTCGTTCGGATCGTCGAGCATTGGAGCCCACTTTTTAACGATCCTTTGGTCAACTTGATAAGTCATTTTAGTCCTTTCCTCAGTAGTTTTTTTGACCGTATTTTATTTACCAAAAAATGTTTTTTATCACTTCTTGATGGCTTTCATGTAGGCTTCGACTGTTGGGTCGATTCTCGCTACCTTTTCGTCAACTTCTTCGTCGATCAACACTTTACTATCTTCCGTGATGATTGAAGGAGTAGTCTTCTTATCGGAGAGTTTGAAACTCTCTCGAATCGTTTGAAGTTTCTTGTGATAGTCTTCGATGTTGACGAAATCGATATTCTCAGTTAGAGTCTTAAACTTATCGACTTGAGTGAGAGATAGTCCTTCGGAAACCTCGTCGAATACAGAATTCTTCGTGTTTTCGTCGACAGTTTCTGAAAGTTTAGAATTCTCGGTGACGAGATCGTTCATTCTATCTTCCATCTCGGCGATCTTCTCGGCCATCATCTCGACGATGTCGAGTTTTTCACTAGGAACTTCAAAATAACTCTCGGTGAAGAGCTGATGAAGTTTTCCAATGAACTCTTCGGTGATAGAAGTTCTAAGATTAGATTCGATCGGAACAGCGTTTTCTTCTAACCAAAAAGTCACTGCATACTCGACGTAAGCGTCGATTTTATCTTCGAGATCGTTCAGTGCATTTTCGAACTGTTTGATTGACTCATTTTCTAACGTAGTCTTGATCTCTTCGACTTCGAGAACTACCTGAGCATTGACGGCAGCTTCAAAAATAGTCTGAGCTGAAGTCTTGAACTCTTCGGTGAGAGTTTCATCAGTACCGAACGCCGCGACCAACTCGCTCTTGGCTTCTTCCTTAATAGAAGACTTAATAGAAGCTTTGTTCTTCTCGGCAGTTCCGGTCGGAATAGCATCAGCTTCGTGACCTATCTGGGCGATCATCTTGTCATAGAAGTCTAGCATGTCTTGTGCTGGAAGTTTTGCTACGTGACCAAAGATAGCCATCATCGCGTCTAGACGAGTTGTTGGATCAGAGTTAAAATCTTTGTTGTATGACGGACTCAGCGAATCAGAAGCCGCAGACTCGACGATCTTATCAGTCATTTCTTCATTTCCTTTCGAATTTTCAACTTGTTCTCTTGAAAGTCTATTAGTTGCTCTATCGATTCCTTGTAGACGCTTATACATCTTATCTTCTTCTTTGCTTACTGTTTTGTAGTCCAATCCTAATTTTTTCTCTAAATCGGAAGTTTGATTATTTCTAATCGTTCCAGCAACTGCTCTTAATGAATAAGCTTGAGCTTCTTTTTGACCACTCTTACGGGCGCGTAAACCAAGATTATCTGCTGCCTTTTTCACATAAGAACCAAGAGTCTTCTTAGAGATTTCGTCTAATTGCTCTTCTTCGTTTATTTTTCTAAGAAAATTCTTTAGATTTTTTCTTCTATATGATGGCATATCATATTCAGAAGCTTCTCTACCAGATAAATGATGTATTGCATCGCTCACAGCTTGTTTGTGAGGTTTGTTCAGTTTAAAGCCAACACTATGAGCTGCGTGAGCACCCGCCATTATGGCATGTGAGTAATCATCTTTGTCAAAAGTGTTTTTAGAACGTTTAAATTTATCGTGTAATTTTTCAATGTTCGAGTGAACTTTACTAGAAACCTTTTTATGATCTATTTGATCAGTTTTAGGATTCTGATAGTCTGAAAGATAATCTGAAAACGTATCATTCTGAGCAACACCGTATCCCCACGCACCTTCGTTTAATTGCTCTTCGCTGAGAGTAGAGACTTCTTCTAGAAGAGAAGCTCTCTCTTCGTCAGAGATCGACTGATCAGTTTCAATCGCGTAGATAAATTCTTCTTTTGTCATGGTGTCTTTCTCTAACTCTTTGAGTGAAATTTCTTCATTATTTAGTTTTTTACTTATCTCTAGGTATTAAACCGTTCAAGAACGACTCAAACATGACGAGTCTCTTCTGAGAGATCTCTTCCAGAGTCATCTTCTTGATTGACTGCTTGACGTCGTCGAGTCTGTCTTCGACCCAAGTTCCCTTGGCTGCGTCAAACCAGTACTCGACATTCTCCATGATACCCTGAACGAATGCGTCAGGAGCCGACGGGTCGGTGACGATGTCTCCAGGAGTAGCTAGAAAGAAGTCATCTTGAACTTCGTTGATTCCTTCGCCAACTGGTTTAAGGGATCCGAGTCCTCTAGAAGAGATACCAAGGTTTGCCCCGTCACTTATTAACCCTCTGACGATATCTCCCTTGGGAGTAGACGCTACTAGAGCTTTACCGATCCAATTATTTCCCTCTTTACGAAGTGATTTATGATGAATCGCGATGTTGTTCGGATCGATGATCGGAGATGGAGGATGTCCTAGTTCTCCGTAAGCACAAGAATTATTGATCTTTTCTTTGATATACTTTAAAGCAGCTTCTTCTAAGTATTTTCCTGGATAACGTCT